CCTGTCTACTATTGATGAGATTTTTAGTGATAAGACTTTTAAGTGGGTATTGAACAAAGTTAGAAGGGCAGTTAAAAAGAATTATCATTCTGATTACTCTGATTACTCCCCTTCCTCATCGGCTAGTTTTGAAAGGACTAGATCAGCTGGTGGTCAGATCGGATTCCTTCGTGACTATTGTGGAATAGTAACAGACCTTTGTGAAGATGAACTAACTCAATGTAGATACATTGAACGTTTCATGAATAACAATGGCACTATTATTAGTAAAATAGTAGAAACTAGAATTCCCTCTGACAACTTTTGCTGGTCACTTCTTTCTAATCCTCAAGACATATTCGATAGACATTTTAGATCTAATAGAGATCTGAAATGTACGATTCAGGCTGTTCTAGAACCTTTTAAAGTTCGTGTTATTTCAAAGGGCGAATCTGTTCCATATTATATGATGAAACCATTACAGAAGACAATACATGACTGTTTACGTAACATGTCATGTTTTCGTCTTCTTGATCGTCCTTTCTGCGCAACTGATTTAATCGATCTTAAGAAAAACTCATCTAAATTTGATGAGTGGCTTTCGATTGATTATACCAGTGCTACTGATTATCTCAGCTGGCTTTATTCATCCCGAATTCTTGAGTTTATAATTCAAGATCTTCCTGTTATTGATAAAAGTATAGCCTTGAAGGTCCTTGGTCCTCATGAATTGTTCTATCCTACTAGGGATGGAATAAAACATTTGGGTCGTATGGCAAGTGGCCAACTTATGGGTTCAATCTTATCTTTTCCAATTTTGTGTCTTGCGAACTTAGGTGTTTATCTTTTAAATACTAGAGATTGTCAAGATGATTGGTCATCAAAAGAAAGATTGGATCATGTTCTAATCAACGGTGACGATATGCTATATCCAGGAGAACTTGGATTATGGCAATCACATATTGATATTGGAAAGAAAGTTGGTCTTGAGATGTCAGTTGGGAAGGCTTATCATCACCCAAAATATGCTAATATTAATTCAACTAGTGTTCATTATGATTTACGAAATCATAGTGATACACCGTGGAGGATTGATTATTTGAATGTTGGGTTATTCTATGGTCAGCATAAAGTTCAAGGTAGTGACAAACTAGATGTGGCTAATGCACATTTATCTGATCATCCTGAACGTGGGATCGTCGAGAATATTAATTGTATTCTTGATGGTTCTCTTCCTGGTAGACAGTCAACTCTGCTTAAACAACTAATTAATCATCATAAGGATGATATTAGAAAGCAGGGACTTTTGATTCTTAAGTATCAGAATGGTAAGAAGAAGTTAATTAATTCAAATTTCTTTCTTCCTGTCCAATTTGGTGGCTTAGGGATCAGGTGTCCTAATGGCTTTAAGTTTAGAGTCCGTAAAGTTGATCAGGTCATCGCAAAAAACCTTTTCTTGGATCATTGTCCAAATAGTTTTGACATACAGCGGCCACTACGGGGTTATGATATTAATATTATCGTTCCTCGTGGTGCTCCCTGGTCAAAAGTAGAAGGAGATTATGATCTTAAAGAGATTCGTATCCGGTCACTTGATAAGTTTCCTAGGAAGAGGTTGAAGGCTGCGTCTGGATTGTTCTTTTATTCAGATAGTCCTTCAACCTATATCGAATAGTGAATTTTGGTGACTTGTGTCACTATGGGGTTTAGTATTTAGTGCCCAAAACGGTGGAACGGAG